AGTAAAACGCGGTGCCGGTCGTCCCGCGATTCGTGACCACCAGTTCACGGCGCACCCATTTTCCGAGAAAGACCGACGCATTCGCGGCGGTCGGATTCCCTGGCCCTTGGTCGCAGCAATCGTACCCCGCCATCGACGTGCCGCTGTTGTAGGTCCACGGACTGGCCCACCCGTAGAGCAGATGCTTAGGGTAGGACTGAAAGATGCCGCTCTCTGGCGAGAGTTGCGCGACCTTCGAGGAATTGCGGCACACGTCGCCACCATAGCCCGCATCCCACACGTAATCGGGCGAATAGTACTGATACCACCGCATGGCAATCCGTGCGGTCCGGCTGCCAGTCGGGAACCGCCCGCCCATATACCATGAGCCAGTCACAGAGGTAGGGGTTTTCAACACGCGCACATTGGTATGCGCTGCGGGGAGCGCGGCGAACATCGTCGCCTCGTCAGTGACGGTTACGCCCGTCCAGTCCTGCGTCGTCCCGCGTTGCAGGATCGCCCCCGTCACGCCTTCATGATTTGCGACATGCCCTGATCCGTCCGAGACACCCCAATACGCCGCGCTAACCTGCGTCCATGCGCCGGTCGTCGCGTCCAGCGAATGCGCCCAAATGCAACTACCTGAGTCCTCCACGTCGAGCGCGAGACACCGCGCCTCAGACGCCGCATAACTTGGCACAGCATATGCCAGCATAATCAACACAATCCAGCCCATATAACGCATGGAATCCCTCATACAAAAATTGCTGGCCCAAATTTAGGAATCATCTTGGTCACTTCGCTGCTTTGGGTACTTTCATTACTGCTGGTATCCACGGCGGTCACCACAAACCAGTATCGATTGCCTTCCACCAAGCCCAGTACATTTAACGAGGTTGTGCCTGCTGCGACTAGATCGCTACTGGTATAAACCCCACTGGACGTTCCCCGATACACCAGATAATGGTCCAAATCTGCCTCACTGTTGGCATTCCAACTAATGACTGTAACCACAGATCCATACCCTCGTGGTGGGAATTCCTAGATACACTAATCCATTGGGCTTGGTATAGATACACGTGATGGGGCCATACCCGCTAAACAACCGTCCGCAATGGGTACACACCCCGGCATCATTCAGGTCATGCCGAGTCCAATTAACGATGAGATGAGTAGGAAACGCCATCAGGACACTTCCTTCGTATTCGACACCACAGCCGCCCCCAAAAACTGTTTAGGAGAGCACAACATTCAGGATAACGGGGGCTACCGGAGGGACCACATCGATGACCTTTGTAACATTGGCTGAATGCACGGATTCATTTCCCGCCACATCCAATGCGGTCACGTTGTAGGAAAATGATGTACCCACCGACAGAAGAGTATCAACAAAGGACACCGTACCCTTGGGAACCAACAATGAGGTGATTCTCACAAACGACCCACCATCAACTGAACGGTACACATGATATCCTGCCAAGTCTGATTCGGTATTCGGCTGCCACGTAATGGTTGCTTTAGTAATAGCCATAGAACTCCTAGAGATAGCTGATGGTTAAGTCACTTGCAGCCCCAGTCACGACGACTAAGGATGTGGCAAAGGTGCAATCAAAAAAGAAGGTTTGTTCGGCCACAGACGCTTTGAGGATGGCAAATACTGTGGCTCCATCCTTGAGGGTGATGGTGCCAGCTGCCGTGGTATTCAATGTCAGCGCATGCAAGTAACCGCTGCCGGTTTTTACCGTCGTCGTGGTAGCCGTGGCAATATACGCTTTATCGTAGTACTTATTCACCGCCATGATCAGCCTCCTCTTGCTCCACCGCCGCATCCAACAACATTGCGGGATCAACGGGGGCCTGTGCCTCCTCCAGCTTCTTGCGTGCGCGGGCTTCATTGATGCGGCGGGCTTGGTCAGCGCGTTTTTCCGGGGGCCAATACACATTGCGCTTCTTGGCCTGCTCCAACGCGGTATTTTCCGGCTTCTTGCCCTCAAACGCGGTGTCCCATTTTTCTTGTGGGATATCGGTGAAGGACATCTTGCCAGGGATCTGGGCATCCACACGAACCCGGTTACGTGCCCCTTCAGGACGAAGCCGCTCAAAGTTGGCCAGGTCAGGATCATTACTGGTGGGTTCCAGCATGATCTGGATGTTTTTCCACTTCAGGATGTCCTTCTTGACCGCCTTCTCCCAGCGCATGTGCTGGCCCACGCTACCAGCGGGATTCTTCCGCATCTCCTCACTGGAGAGCATACCGCACTTGATCTTGGCTTCAAGCGCTTGGCCTTCCTTGTAGAGACGATCCTTGGCACTGCCGGGAAGCTGTTCAAGGGGGGATTGCTCCTGAACTGATTTCTCCAATCGCTTGACACGCTGAGCTACGGCTCCACGATCCTGCCCGCTCTTGAGATTGGGCAACATGTCCTTCATGCCATCGATCTCAGCAGCATATTCTTCTCGCTGGTGCATACGGAGGAGCTGTTTTTCTGGAACCTGGATCTCATTCGAGGGGACTGCAATCGTCGCCATACGCACTCCTTGGTTAATCGATCAATACTTTTGCCGGGATACCCACTACAGTCGTAAAGGGGGCTACGTCGTGGGTGACCACCGCGCCTGCCCCGACTCGTGCCCCCCGTCCAATCGTGACACCAGGGCAAATCACCGATCCGGCTCCTATCGACACATCATTCCCGATGATGGGGGGTTCTGCAGTATAATCTCGGTTATTCACCACCGGGTATTTATCGTCCGTGAAAGTACAATTGGGACCAATAAAGACACGATCCCCCAGTTTGGCCCCATTGACGATAAAGGCCCCGTGCTGAATACGAACGTCATTCCCCAAAAAGGCATACTTTCCAACCCATGCACAGGACCCAATGACAACACGATCCCCTAAATTTGCCCCGTCACAGACTGTGGAGTATTGCCAAAGTTGGCAATCCTTGCCGAAGGATGCCCCGGCACTCACATTGACCGAACCATGAAAGGTGGGGTTGTTGACAAAGGGGAGGGTCATTGTGCTAGACCTCTCTCCTGACATAATCGCGTTCATGCCGTGGGCGTTCGTGGAACGGGTAGTAAGTGAATCGGTCGTAGTGCAAATCGACAAACCGCTTCCGTTCTTCGTCTTCCGAGGTAATATCCTGTTCAGAGTCTCGTCCAATGATGTTCCACACCTGATGGCTCTGTAGTGGCCCCGTCATTGGAATTTCACTCCTGCTGGAAGATAGTGAAAATCAGGTTCATCCCATACGACAGGCCCACAAGGACCCATGTATCCGGCATACCAGCGCCCCTCGTGTCGAATAGGCGTGACTGTGATGTTAGCAATGTGGGGCATGATTTGGTCACAATCGATCCAAATGGGGGTACCCTGATCATGCAACCGCTTGATAAAGTACATATCTTCCATCAAGCGGCCTGGGGTCAATTTACCCCCTTCAAACCAGGGGTCTTCCAATTGGTCCAGCACATGCTTACGAACAAGCGCCCCGGCCTGGCCCGCGCTGTCTCCTGCTGGAAGTTGGAATAGCCCCGTCATGGGCAATTCGGTCCAACTGTAACGGGTCATACAATCACCCAGCGGCCCGTGCATCAACACCGGCACAAAGGGGCTGTCACGACGTGGCACCACAGGCATCACCACATCCACCATTCTATCCAGTAATTTCAACAGAATGTCTGGTGAAAACGTATGATCGTCCCCTAAAAACCAGACCCATTCTCCAATCATCCCCCTGACACCCTCGTTGAGTTGGTACGGGATGTCAGCACCCCGTACCGTGATCAACTTGGTCCCATACGGCACTACCACATTTTCCAACGACATCCAGAACTCTGCGTATCGCGCAAGTGACGCGGCGGGTACGACGACGGTTCCTTTGGGATGGGTGGTCTGGGAGGTGTGCTGCATGAGCGAACTGTATCCTTTCTGATACAAATTGTCAAGTCAGGTGATCAACTTACTCCATTACACGGTATCTAGCGTGCCACCCGTTCCACCGTTGATCGTGGCAATGTAGTTGTTGCAAAGAGAGATATCGCTGGTGGCCGTGGCTGTGGTCAGCAAGACCCCCACCGGCTGCATACAGCGCATCACCGTCACACCGTTATCGTTGGTATTGCCGGTCACATTGACCACAGCGGTACCAATACGAGCACCCGATGAGGCGATGATGTCCAGGTCAGCTACGCAGAAGTTGTCTACGCCGGTCGTAATTTCGATCACATCATCCCATGCTGTGGTACCAGCCAAGACGATGGTCGAGCGCCTGAACACACCCCCATCCATTCCCGCTGTTGCCGCGGCACACCGCAGGAAGGGACCTTGGTTGTCAGAGACATAGACATAGCAATTCGAGATACGCGGGCGGGCACTGGCTCCAGTCACGCTGATCCCGAATGTGGCGGTATTCGCCGCAGTCACCATGCTCCACGTCAGATCATGGATATTGGCATCGTCTGCTGCGAGATTGATGCCAGCTTTGGCCGACACCGGCACCACATGTAGGTAGGCAATCTCCGTTCTCGCAGCCGTCACAGTAAAAATATCAACAGACGCCGAAGATGTCACTGATGACGCATACCGCGTGGTGCGGGTTCCATGCGCGTGGGCATCAACCGGCCCACCAGGGAGCCCCATGATCCGCAATCCTGGCTTCGAGATGGTCTGGGTCGCCGCGAAGGTATTGGCCCCGATGACCATGATCGTATCGCCCACATCGGCTGTGGCATTCGTCACCGCCTGATTGATCGTGGTCAACGCACGCTCTGGTGACAGGCCATCGTGGTTGTCACTGGGGCTATAGGCACGGCCTTCCAACGTATAGCTGGAGGAAGCCACCCAAAAAATACGTCCTGTGGTGAGGGGGATATCCCCCCAGGCTGATCCCCATTTTGTCAAAAATCCCATTGTCTCTCTCCTTAGTACGATTGGCTGTATGCCAGATGTGGCATGATCCAGTGTGGCGCACTCCCCACAGGATGCTCAGCGATCAAATACCGTATTCTTGCGAATTACCGCAGACCTTCTTTGCACCCTTCTTGAACTTTGCAAAACCTGCACTGGCTTTTCCTGGCAAATTCGGCTTGGCATAGCCCTGTTTCTGGGGCATGCTGGCCACCGATCCACCCTTACGAGACGCGGGTGGGGTGCCTGCTGTCACCTTTTTTTCCTTGAATTCGGTGTAGTAATTACTCGCCATATATGTGTTCCTTGTGAGGGCCCCATAACAGGGCCCCCACTCTAACCTATTGATTTAACTGACGTTTGAGCCCAGGATAAAGCGCCAGTCCCACCAGGCGCATGAGTATCTCATGTAAGCACGCCACTTGGCGATCAGGGTATCCAATTCCTCCGCCATGGCAAACTCCAGCGAAACACGATCAAACCAGGTCAAGAACTGCTTCTGTTGCCTGGAATCACACATGAACCAGTTGTTGCTGTCCGTCAGGTATTCCCAGTCATAGACCGCATATTTGCCCTTGTGGACATTGGCGTTGTTGTTCGCCGTGTCCGGCTTGCCGCTGGATTCTGCAATCTCATACGCAATATCGTACAAGTCCGGTGGAATCCACAGCGTATCCGGCATAATGCTGAGCCGTTCCGCTACATCGCCACGAAAACCTCGCATCTGGATGCGAGCCGCTGCCACCGACACGGCACTTAAGCCGCTGGTGGTCGCATTATCGAACCCAGATGCCGTTGAGGCTCCCGACGTGGTGGTATGGCTATCGCTGCACAACGCCACCCCTTCACTGTTGTTGTAGAAGAAGGTATCCACGGTGAACGCATTGTTGAACATGCGAGCCCCGTGCTTCTGGCGGGTCCGCTGGGCGGCCTGGGCCAGTGCAACTGGTCTACGCTCCCAAATACCGTGCCGGTCATCGTCGTACAGCTCACGCTCGATCTGGATGCCGTTGCTGAACGGAATATGGGTCGCCGTCGTATCATAGCCCTGTGCTTGCGATTGGTACCCCACAGTACCCGCAAACTGGCTAAAATCAGGCAACGAACCCACGCCAGACCACTTCTCGAACGAATCACTGGACGACTCCATGCTGAATACGTCAGGAAGTCTGTCGGGCAACTGCGTATATTCGTCATAAAACAATTTCGTGACTCGCTTGTCCAGCAAATCAGCAAAATTTCTACTCGTCATTGGTGTAGGCATTGTCTCATTATCCTTTGTTCATTCAAAAACAGTGTTCACGAATCATGAACACCTGTCATCTAGGTCGTGTAAGTCCATACACTGTCACCATAGGTCAGGTGTACATAGGAATCACCTGTCCCGTTCAATTCCAAATCCAGGATACCCATCGCGGCTCCGCTGGAATTGACAACATCGGTGCGGACTTTGAGCAAATCGGTCGTGAACGTGACAAACTGGAGCCCCACGTTGGCACTGGCACTGCCGAACGTGTCCCCCACATTGTTGGCCGCGTAGGGCACCACATGGGTCAACACAGTAGCCGCCGTACTCGTGATCTTCCGTGAACGACCCACATTCGACCCGCTAATGTACCAGCTGATACCCTCGTCCTTTTCAGGGGACGTGAAATCAGCGGCACCCGTGGCCGTGATGGTCAAGCCGTTGGAGGCAGCAGAGGTGGTGGTTTCGGCGGTCACTGCCGTCCCTGTGGCCCCTGTGACCATCTGCGCTCGCAGAATGGCGTCTGGGTTGACAATGACCCCAAATACTGCTTCAGGATCGCCCTGCGTGGTGCTATAGGTAATCGATGCACCAGAGGACAATCCATTATCCAACAGCAACCCGATGGCATTCGCCGCGCCCGTGGTGGTGGATACGGACATCTGCCCGCTGGCATTCGCTGCCGACCGCAACATGATAATGCCCGGGACATAGCCCGTCGCACTGGCCTTGTATTTCTTGATCAGGGGTGCAGACCCGCTGAATGTTCCCATATACTGCATAGTTTCGGACTCCTTGTAAGAGCGACACGTCTAGGGCTTGTCGTTTGTAGCCCGTTAGAGTTGTCCCTTTTTAATGCGTGATTCACGCGATTTGGCAAGCGCCCGCCGCTCCTCAGCGGTCGAACGCACGGACGTATAAATTCCCTCGTACACATACCAGGCACAATGCGGATCGAATGTACTACATCCATCACATTTGCCTTGTGCCACAGGAAATTCCCGTTCCCGACGATACTGGACACGAGCGGGGTTGAATTTGTGCGTACACGAGGTACACAACAAGATCACCTTTTTGGATGCCGCAATATCGGCAATCCACCCACCCGCCGCACGCCCCCTTTTCTTCCCACCCGCTTCCGTGGACGCCAACACCTGGGCCGGTGTCCATTGCTGGGGGTTGATGATGGTGACGCTCATTATCGCCTCTTGGGTTTCAAGGACGGGGGGACATAGGCGAGTTCAGCCCACACGTCATCCCACCCGTTGTAACGTCCATTCTTGATCATCTTCTCGTAATGGGCTTTTTCAACCACCGAAAGTGTGGTAATAGGATCTTTGCTTCTTGAGACAGGCCTTCCACCACTTGACTGTGTTTCCATATACGGTTCCTTTACATGTGACGTGCGCCGGGTTTGTGCCGTTCGTTCCACGGAGTCAATATCTCCCAGGGCTGCACGCGCAGCCACCAACTGCGTTTGGTAGGTAGGGGGGTACCCCAAACGCTGTGTCAGGTACACGTATTCACGTTGTGCCTTCTGGAATTCAGGTGTCCCGGCTTGTTCCACTTCTGGGACGGCCTTTTTATATCGCTCCAATTCCGTGAGGATGGTCGATTCGCTAGAGGTCGTTTTGAGTTTGGCCTCCAGACGCTTTTCAGCGGCATCAATGGCCCGCTGTTCCACCAACTTCTCACGGTAATCTTGTGCCTGAGCACGAGTGATCTTGCCCTCATCAATGAATGCTTCAAGTTGCTGCCAGGTGTATTCCGGTTGATTAACGGCAGTTTTCGCAGCATCCTGTGCCTTCAGCCGTTCTTCAAACCGAATCCGTTCCTCGCGCTCCTTCTGCAATTCTTGCTTGAGGGCATCCGCCGTCTGTTCAGCGGTTTTCGCCCGTGCCCAGACTTGTTTGAACCGCTTCCCATCAGGGTCTAAGGGGTGCGCTTCGTCTGGTTCAGGTACCGACTGGGTTTCATCGCCAGGGGCTTCACCTTGGGCTTTTTCATCGAGGGGACGCCCTGTTTCGGCATCGTGGTCATTCGACGGGGGGGCTTCAGGGTCAGCATGTTGTTGAAGTTCATTGGGGGCCTCTTGTGTCTCAGGTGGCATACGATCCTCACGATTATGGGTGTGATTCCACAGGCGTCTTATGGCACGCCTGGAGCCGACTTGCGATTACTCATCAAGGGACTCTATGGATGTCGCAAGATCATCCGAGAGTTGTTCAACCAAACCCCGGCACATATAGGCCGGGCCGATTACGACGGTTGTAATTTTATCCACACTTTCCCGATGCACGCCCACGACCACAAGGGCGGTATACCGGGTGACCAATTCCCGCAAGAGTTCTTCAGCACTGGATAATTCAAGACTGGGCATGAGCGGCCCTCACAAGTTCAGATGGTAAGGTCATCACTTCATCCAGCAATTGGATACGCGCTTCATGAATGGCAACGTTCATTTGGCACAAGACCACATCATCCCCTACGGCACGTTTCAGTTTGGTGAGCCAATCGGCGGCTTGACAGACATCCAACTCACGAGCTGCTTGGAGTTGCGAAAGGAAGCTATCCCACTTGCTGTCGCCCACTAACAGGGCGGCTTTGACAGCGGCTTGGGCCAGCAGGGGGTCAATCGGTTGGAGCGGGCGTGATTTCTCCACCCGTTCCAAATAGCTGGCGTATTCACGCTTGACAGGGGGCATGCTACATCATCCCTTTCGCGCCTGGCAGTGACTCATCATTGACTTGTCCAGGCCCCTGCATACCCATCTCCTGAGCACCTGGATCCTGCTGACCTTGTGGGCCTGGTTGCCCACCCCCACCGCCCCCTTGGGCTTGGGCGAACATCTGGGCTTGCTGTGCCTGGACCTGTTGCTGTTGAAGAAGCCCTTGGACCTGCTGAAGGTAGGCGTGCAGGATAAGAGAAAACGCGGGGTCCGCCTGGGCCAATTGGCTCATGCGCGGATCGTGCATGAAGTTCTGAATCGTGGCGAGATGGTCTTGAATACCTTCAGCAGGCTTTCCCTGGGGCATCTGCCCCTGTGCGATCTGGCCCAAGGCTTCTTCCGCAGTGATTTTGGGAATATTTGATTCAGGGGGCGCAATCAGGTAGCGTGTGTCATTCTGGCCTAAGCTCACCACCCAGTCATGCAACAGGTTATAGATATGTTCCTTATCGGTGAGACCCATTTGGAGCGTCATCCCGTTGGCCAACGCGCCCATCATCTGTTGGAGAATCTGGGACTGTGCAGCCTTGCTGGTATTGAGCGCATTGGCCTTGAAATCAAACTGAAAACGCCCACTGATCGAGGAAGCACTTTCGACCTGCTTGTATGGGTCCGCTCCAGCAGGAGGTACACCCGACACACGGTATTGTTTCTTGGGTGGGAGGAAGGCTTGATTCAGTTCGTGCATCTGCTGGTAGATTTCTGCCAAGCCCCTAAAAAATCTCCGTAGAAGGCGTTCAGGCCGCGCGTCCCCTTGTTGAAGAACAGCACTCATATTGGCACTGGTCCGCAAGGCCGAGGCTTTCCCTTGGGGAACCCCGCCAAACTGGAGGTTGCCCTGCATGCTCAATTTGTCAGCCCACTGCCCCATATAGGCCAGGATGTTCATGGCTACTGATTGGTCGCCTAGGGGGAATGTGGGGAACACCACGTCCTGCTGGGGGTTGCTGACCGGGTACAATTCACCCGGAGCCATGCGGATCGTCTCAGGGCGCACGCCGCTGGCAGAACGATAGAAACCCCATGGCACATTCGTAATGGTGTGCTTGTCGATCATCTGGTCCAAGATGACCTTCATGAGGTCATAGGTCTGCTCTAGCAGCTCAAGCAAGGAGATCCCATAGAACTGCCCTGGCACTGGTATAAGAGTGGCTTCGGCAAAGGGGCGACGTGGGGTGGGGGTGGGGTATTCTTCCTGCAACAAGCGTATCCGGCAGAGCGCCTTCTGATCCACCAACACACGCGCCACGATTTCTTCTTCAAACCCGTCATCATCCAAGTCAAAGCGGCCAAAATACGTAAGGCGGGTAAAGGATTTGGCCGCGGTCTCACTATTGCTATAGGTCATACCTGCCAGCGCATCTCGCTGGGTTTTCTGTACATCGGGATCATCACTGGGGCCGGGTGATTTCTGCCCCTTTTCGGCTTCGGCGATTTCCTCAATGGCCTCAAGTTTGTCGGCATCCAGTAGGTCATAGTAGCCAGAATTCTGGAGACGTTTGATCTCGTCGTAGGACGGGTAATCAACCATGATCACATGATCACTACCATTGGGATTAGAGGGGGACGGGGGCTGAAGGTTGGAGGCCCGCGCAGGGACTACAATATCTTCTAGAGACTTGGGGATCACACAAGGTCCCTCGAATATGACCTGCTTGCGGGTAATTTGCATCACCACACGGTCATCATCCGCCAGGTAAAATTCAATGCGGGCTTCCTGGGGGCGGTAGTGCTCATCGTCCCATTTGGCGGTCCAACTAGTGCCTTCCTTGTTGTTTTTGGTAGGAAACGCTTGCGGGAGCGCCTTGACGATCAGCTGGCGATAAATTAACCAGGCGTTTTCGGCTTCTTCTGGTGGGATGGGGGGCACAGGGATAACTTCAACTACTTCCCGTTCATCCCGTATCCAAGGCACAAAGGCGACAAACTTGCCATCGTTGACAAAGCTATCGATCAAGTCACCCAGCGTCTCCTCACCATTTTGCTCCACAAACAATTGGTAGTCCTGGAGTTCATCAATGACCTTGCCTTTCTCGGCGTCCCCCTTGTTGAGGGCAATGGCGGAAATGGCGGGGCGAGATCCCAGGACGGCATTATGCAAGGTATCCTGGGTCCGTTGTGAATTAGACATCATCAAGGGGACGTGCTGGTTACTGGCATCTGGCCAGGGATAGTTTTTCTGCCCCATCCAACCGCGATATTTGGCATACCGCTGGAGCCGATCATCACTCCACCCAGCACGATCCGCCAGGTCCTCTCGGTAGCGCCGGAGAACGGTCTGGACGAATTCATCCGCATTGTCGGGAGTCAGAGAAGTACGGCGCTCAATAGCCATTCGTGCGTCCTAATGCTTGGTATATTTTACCGGAATCCTTAATGCCCCTAAAAGAGGGGTTAGAATTTACCAAATATTTGTGCAAAGTCGGGAAATCATCATGCCGTTGCTTAGCCCGTTGCTTCTGATCCTTTTCGAGGGAACGCTTGTGGTCGTCCCACGAATAGCGTTTCATTTGGTAGATCGTTTTGATGCAGCGCGGGTCGATGGCGACACGAGGTATGCGTGTAAACTCGTCAGGCTTGAGGTAGTCATTGAGGGTTTGCCGTCCCACTTCGCTATCGTCCGCCAGATCGAATGGCAGCCCTGCTGCTTCAAATGAATCTTGCCACGTTGTGGCACGGTCAGTACCGCTTGGAGAGCGGCCCATATTCGGGTCAATAAGGCGGCGAATGTGCGTCCAGATAGTCGGCCTCCACCTCGGCCACTTGGTCAGCCACATCCTGGGGGCTGCCCGTGACCTCCAATTCATGCACTTGGTGCAGGTCATCATTAGGGTCAATTTGGACCCAAATGAGCATATGAGGCTTGCGTGGATGAGGATCAATTAAACAGACCACGGGATAGAGCGGGTTGGCGACCACATCTTTGACATGGGTGAATTCCACAATGTCATCGCTGCCACAGGTCCCACATTGCTCGATTTCGGTGCGGATGGAGAGATCATGGCACTGGAAACACCAAATATGGGGGGTGTCAGTAAAGAGGGGGTGAACACGATTGCTCAACCGAATGGGTTGGCCATAGATACGGGTGGCTTGCTCATTTTTGGAGAGGGTACGGGCCAGTTCAGCCAACGCGGTCTGGTTGAGGTTCTGGTTATCAGTGGCGTACATGTTGAACCAGGCATAGGTCTTGTCGTGGTCCTTACCCGGTTGGGCTGGTTCGTATACCCTGTCAAGAATCCAGTCTACGGGGATGGTAGGATCATCGGGCCAAGTCATGCTCAGCATCTGGGTACCATCGACACGCTTCACACGGACCAGATTTTCAATCCAAATAGATTCCTTGGGGGGTTCATCATGGAGGCAGAAGTGCACGTCACCTGAGGCAAAATCAGAGGGGTCCTGGTCATAGGACATAAATTGAAAGGTGCTAATTCCTTCAATCACGTCACTGCCTGGTTCACGGTAATAGACCTGAAGGGTACGGGTGCGCTCTGTCCAACTGTCTTTCCACTCCCCCTTGATCAGGCAGTGCTTGGGTATCCATCCAAAGTGCCCACGAGTGCCCCCCGGTCGATCCACTCCCTGCCAGCGCCACCACTGGAGCTTGGGGAGGATCACAGGTGCGAGGGTCGTGGTGAGGGATTCGCAGACCACTCGACAGTTGATCGGCCCCCTCAATTTACGGTGGGGATAACGGGCTGCGAGGGCAAGCGGGATTTGACCCGTGGCGCGGATCACCATTTCGGTGAGCGCCGTGTCCGTCTTAGAGGCTCCGTTTCCACCACCTATTCCCAATATTTTTGCTTCACTATAATGAATCTCTTCAGCCACCTTGCTGACGGGTTGGTAGTATCTTAGCTGGTTCACTTGTCGGTCGAACGCTTGGAGTTCCAGGGCAGACTGGACCATGGAGACAATGTCGTCATCCTGGAGGGAGGATAAACCTGCTGGGTCCAGGCCATCAAGGGTGGTCAACAGATCCATCTAGGCTGTACCCTCCGTGGGGGCAATTTCCACCTTTCGCTCTGTCAACGTGATGTGGCGACGCTTCATCTCCTCAGCCAGCCGCGGCAGGAGGTCATCCAACTTGGTCTGTTGCTGGGTGCTGATAATCGAGGTCGGTTGGCCTTCCAGAAGTAACAACTTCTCGGT